TGAAACCTAGAACACCGTTTTACATTAAAGTGATGACCCTTTGGATGATAATCTGCACCTGTCAAAACTTTAGGTGGATCAAGTGGCATAAGTGCAACAGTATCCTTATAGTGTGCTGATGCGGTCCACCGTTTGATTAGATAATCTACTTCTTCTTGATCGTACTCCAAACCTTCAAATGCTTCCTCAAGTGAGATAACTTTACCGTCACCTTCTGGAAAGATACTAGCAATATTCATAAATGTCAGACCAACATCCACAGTTACATCTTCTCGTACACCAATAAAAATGACTCGAGTCCGTGTCTGTGGAACACCATAGTTTACAGAGTTCAAAACTTTTGCAGATACATCATATCCAATCTTCTCAAAAGTATTTGTGATCTTGTTGAAATATTCCTTGGCCTCACCCATAGTTAGACCTGCCACATTCTCTGCAACGATAACCTTGGGTTTGATGTATTCTGCAATTCTTAGAAATTCAAAGAATAAGTCTTCGATGTTTTCTACCATCTTGCCATCTGAATATAGTTTTGTCTTGCCCCATCCATCAGAGTGCTTACCACCAGCACCATGAGAGAGTACACCAGCCACAGAGAATGCGGAACAGGGTGGTGAACCATCAAGAATATCAAGTTCACCAACACCAATACCAGCAGCATCAAGGAAATCTTTACCAGTAAGTTCCTTAATGTCGCCAGGTAGAATTGGTGTGTCTGGATAATTTTCGTGATAAGTTTTTTGTGCCTCTTCAACAAATTCATTGACACAAAGTATCTTACCACCGGCAAGACGGTATCCTGTCGAGGAACCGCCTCCACCAGCAAAGGTAGAAATTACACTGAACTTGTTTTGTGAAGACGCGTCATGAACGTCTTTAAGAGTATATGATTTGTACATAATTTAGTTATATCACACCGTAATTATAATGTCAAGTATCCTTTTTCTTTCCAATAGAATACTTAGTCTCTAAAGTCCACTCGTTCTTTTCTTTATAGGATAGTACTTTGATTTGGCTTAGGGGTGCAGTCTCACCTAGTTCACCAACAATATTTACAAGTCCCCAATCCTGTAATAGATTAGCAATTGTATTACGTCTTGCAATATCATTACTTGCAATACTTGTTTGTTTTCCATCGAGGGCGAATAATTCTTTGAAGTGGGTTATGAAATAGCGCCCTTGCTTGTGCAGTATATGCGCCGATTGATACAACACCCTTTCCTTACGGGATGCCACACCAATGCGGGAAAGTGTCTCACGAACCTTTAGAAAGTCATCTGGTTCGTTGAGAGTAACCTCAAGCATCTGCTCCTGTGTCCAATTAATCTGTTCTTCTTCACTCATTTTCTCACTCCACCTTTATTTAATTTTTGTTTTATGGTGGCGATTTGTTCATCCGTTAGAATATCAAGAGCCTGCTTTGCCTTTTCGTTACTGTAACCGTAATACTCTTTTACATCCTCTAGATTATCTAGTTTATTCGCCTTCAACCAAGGAGTATAACGTCGCCTTGACCTCACACTATTTATCAAAAAGTCGAACTGTAGTTTCTTGTCAAGATGCGGTAGTTGGTTAATCTCATTCACCAACATGATTGTATCTTGAAACGGATAAACACACTTATTTACGATAAATGGTGGATATTTTTTCTCCCATTCCTCATCTTCACTATCTAGAAGTCTTTCCTTCGTGTGATTGATAGCATTAAGATAGTCTTTCAACTCTGGCATAAAATTGTTCTTCCCTATTCGCATCCTCAATCATGAGAAGTTCATCTCGTAACTTCTCATCTGTGAGGCTCATAATATTTGATTCTCTAGGTCTTGGTATCACACAGAACATGAATGCTAAATTCTCTGCTTCCTCACCAATAAGGTCTTTCACAATATCTCTATTATCTAGGGATATTGTTTTGGGTTTGAAATATGAAGTTCCATAGACTGAATGAAATAGACCAGCATAACAAACGTGAATTGGAGCAAACCCCTCATCTAGAATTTTGTATGTCCCAATCAAATGTTCTAAAAGGGTCCGTCCACTATGTTCTGTTTTATGACAACCAATTGATTTTAGAAAATCAATCTTTGTAGAAATCAAGTCTATCGACATTTGCAGACTCCACATAAAGTTTGAACACCACAACGTTGCGTAGTTCATAACAATACTTAGACACAGGCATTGCTTGGTGTTTATTGCTTGCAGGAAAAATCAAAAGACGATTTCCAACGTAGTTGGAATACTCTGCAATGTTCTTACCTTCATCATCCCAAATAGCAGTACCACCTAGCCACTCTGGTTGCCAATCCATGCGAGGATAATACATCATGGTAAAATCCCCATCATCAATATGCATGTGTGGTTCTACACCAAACGTGTGTGCGTTCATGTATAGACGTTTCCACCCAACAATATCAAACCGATCTTTCAGTTTGAGTTTGTATGCAGCAGCATCCCAGATAGGAAGAAGGTAATCATACTGTCTTTCCCGAACCTCTTCCTCACTTTCACCACAATAGACATGCCAATGTGGTTGAATGCCAATCTGTTTATTAGAGTGGTAGTCATACTTCCAATGAGTTTTTCTAATCTCAATGTCAATCAGTTCTGCAACATGCGGTTCTAGTAGATCATCAAAGATTTCACAAATCATTTGAACTTCCCCCTTGCCATAATCTCAGTCAGACACGCCACCATATTAATTTCTGGGTCTGCAACAAAAGCATTCTTATACTGGTATTCACCAAGGATGATAACCACATGAGGAATAGTAGAAGGTTCCAGATAATCATACATGTTATCATAAACAGCACGAAACATAGTGACAGGATCATTATCAATATTATCGACAACCCATTTACGAACATTCGTGAATTCCTTGTTCTTCATCATTCCCATGAGGTCTTTGATATTCTTCTCACTCAGATTGACGAGAATACCAGCATCAATTTCACCAGAGACAGAATACCTCTGCAACTCATTTAGAATTCTTCTCCAATCGGGAAAATGAGTGTTTATGAGTTCTGCAACCACCTTCTCATTATATTTAATCTCATTCTCTTTCAGAATTGAGACTGCACGTTGAAAGAACTGATGTGCAAGACTCGCCTTCTCACTTTTAGGAATAGTGAAGTCCACTACGCCACACCGAGAGTGCAGGGGTGCAATCAGTTTGTTCTTGTAGTTACAGGTGAGAATAAACCCACAGTTACTATGGAACTCTTCCATGAACCCACGAAGGGCTGGTTGAGTTGACTGTGGATTTAGATAGTCTGCCTCATCCAGAATAAGATACTTGCGTCCACCCTCAAGAGAGACTGTAGACGCAAAGTTCTTAATCTTGGTTCTAAGTACATCAATACCAGACTCCTCAGAACCATTGATGAACATATAGGTAGCACCAATCTGTTCTAGCATCGCACGGGCAGCAGTTGTCTTACCCACGCCTGGACCACCTGCAAGAATCAGATTGGAGATATCCTGTTTATTCACATAAGACTGTAGTTGTGATTTTAAAGTCTTAGGTAGAATGCATTCATCAACAGTCTTTGGGCGGTATTGTTCAACCCAAAGAAATGTATCAGGCATTATACTTTGACTCCGGCTCTAGAGCAATCCAGTACTCGACACCTACAGCAGAGTTTACAAAGTGACTGATATTCTTAGATGACACTTCGACATCATACGAACCAGCAATAAGTTTTAGGTTCTCTGTCTTGAACCAGAACTTATAATCCACATCTGTATCATTTGCATCAAGACCAGTTTCATATGCATTTGCAGTATCGTTCTTCTTGTCAGTAACCATCAGACTACCATTGATAAGTGCCATATCAGGAGCACCAATAACTGATGCAGCCTTCTGGATTTCACTCAGAGTATCACTGGATAGATTGAATGTTACCTCAGTCGAAGGCATCACAATTGCCTTGGACGGACTTGTCACAACCTCTGGATCAGAGAACCAGTACTTGAGGTTCTTACGAGAACCTTCTTGTGTGATTGTAACATACTGATCTTGGG